CGCAAACCGCTGAATACTTTGTCGGCTCGACGCCAGGAACCGCAATATCAACGTATCTACCGGCACTCTTTGGCACCAAAGCCGAATACGTAACCCCCACGGTAAATGAGGTCTCATCAAGCTCCAGTACTCCAGTAGGACCCCACACCCTCGCGCCGAAACTCATGCGTTAAGATCTCCCCATTGATAGCGCTTAATTCCTCCGGCATCGAATATCTTGCCACCAGCATTGTTTATTACTTGGCGAGCCTGCCCAGTTCCCAGTGAGCTATTGATTTCAAAGGTCCCGTCGAAGAACAGCTTCCAGCCAGCCTTGCCTGGGTCATAGTTGTTCGACTGGATGTAGTTACCGATCTTGGCGTTGGTGATAGTGCCGTCCTGGATGAACGCGGCCTTAATGAAGGTCTGCCCCCCCTGGACTGCGAACGGCACCGATCCGGCCTGGCCGATGGCGAACCTGTCCGCGTCGATGATGAACTGCGACTGCAGTCCACCCGGACCGTTCTCAAGCCCGAGCCCAATACCGGCGTACTTGTAGAGCCCGGTGGCGGTCTCGTACTGCATCCGCACCGACCAGTTCGCCGTGACCTTGCCGTCGACCGTTTGAATGGCCGTGGCGTTGGTCTGGATTGCGAGAGTATTGCCGCCAACCGTCGTTTGAACCGTGTCAATACGCTGGCCAAGCGCCTGATCAGCATTCGTCCTCGCAGTGATTTCGCCCTGGACTGCTGCGGCATTGCTTGCAGTCTGTGCCGTGACGGTATCAATCCGCGTAGAGAGAGCCCCATCGGCGTTGATACGCGCGGTTTGCTCGGAGACAACCGCAGCGGCGTTTGTGGCAACCTTCACTTCCACTGTGTCGGTTCGCTGCCCCTGCACCAGGTCGCCCTCGATCAGGGCAGACTGAACAGACCAGACACCAACGTAGCTTTCGTCAGAGCCGATCAGCGCAGTGCCATCACCCTGAAGCGGTGGATTGACCTGCAAGTAGATGCCGTCGACCCGCTGCGCCGTGGTTGTGACCTTGCCGTCGAGCGTGGTTACCGAGGCCTTGAGGGTGCTTAACCCGCTCGCCGTGGCGTTCACGCCGGTGACTGGGTCGTTGACCGTAACCTTCACCGCATTGAGCTGTTGCGCCTGGGCGGTGATGTCCTGGCCATGCTGGTTGATCGTCGCCGAGTTCTGCTGAACCTGCGTTGCCAGGGCATTCACCGTCTGCGTTACCGTGCCGATGTCGGTCCAGTAGGTGGCGTTCGGTGGCGGGCTGTTTGCCGGTACCGGGCCATTGGCCTGATACAGATGCTGGCCCATGCGCACGATATCGTTAAGCGAGTACGCCTTCCCAGGGTCGTACTCCAGCGCGTCGACGATCTGGTCAATCAGCCCTTCCAGCTCATCCTTGGCCGCTTCGATGCGCCCATTGACCGATCCCGGGCCATTGCCGTCGATAAGGTTGATGCGCTCGTTGAGCAACTGCCCCAGGGACGTCTCGTCGATCTGCCCTTTGATCTGCTCAAGGATCGGCCCAGCATCCGAGCTGGCCTGGCCCATCACCCCATTCACCACTGGATAGAACGGACCGATGTTGCCGGTACGGTCCACCAGGCGCGCCCAGAAGAAAAATGTCGCGCCCGCCAGCAGGGACTGCATACGGTAGTCGGCCTGCGGATATGCCAGGTCGGCCAGCTTTGTCGCGGCCTGCAGGTTGTTCGCCGGACCGTACCAAAGCTCGGTCCGCTGGGTGTCCTCGGCGCCAGCAGGGAAGCCCCACTTGATGCCGATGCCGAACAGCTCGCTGGTGGTGGTCAGGAACGACACCGCCGGCGGCAGGCCCGTCTTGCCTTCCAGGTTGGTCAGGCTGGAGTTTTTCCAAATCGACGAGATTTCGAAAGCGCTCACTGCACGCACCCGGGCCAGGTAGGCGCCCGAGTAAATGCCAGTGACGTCTACGCTCGTTGAGCCAGTACGCTGCACCTTGATCCAGTTCCCGTTGTCCTTGCGCCACTCCACGTCGTACGCCACGGCACCGGTAACGGCTGGCCACGAGATGTTCATGGTGCTGATGGCCAGGCCCTGGTCGATCGATACGTTCGATGTGACTGTGACGCTCGCCGGCGCCGGAACTATGGTGATCGGAATCACGCTGATAGGGCGCTCTTCCAGGCGCGCGCCGGTGTCGATGCTGGCGAACTTGCTTGGCTCGTACTGCAAGGCGCTGATGTCGTAGTCGCCTTCTGGCGTCCGGGCAGTCCTCATCACCCTATATAGAGGGATTGCCAGGTCGTCCGCGTCGATTGCCCACTGGAGCTGTGCAGCCGGAGCCTCGCTGTAGGCAACGGTCACGGTTACGTTGCGGCCGCTCACGCTTTCCACGGTGCGCCCCTCTGCCCGCCCGCCGGGGAGGTTGATCACCAGCCGGTCGCCAGCCTTGGCCAGGGTGTCGCGGTCCAGGGTGATGACCTTCCCGGCCGACGCGGCAATGCGCCCGCCGATCTCCCGGCCCGCCAGTAGCGAGTCGGCGACTGGAATGATGAAGCCAGGCAACGGGATACGGCCTTCCATGCCGGTCCTGAAGTTGATTGTGCGGTCCTGGTTGTTGCTCAGGACCAGCCATTTAGCACGGCGCTGGGCCTCAGATGCGCGAGTGCAGCCGATGGCACTGATCTCCGTAGGTTTGTCACCCAGGCGGCGCTGGAGTGGAAGGTCGGAATAGACCGTGACGTCGGTGTCGTAGTTGTTCAGCGGGTTGTCATAGCTGACCAGGCAGCGAGTGAAGCGGGTCTTCGCCGATGCGCTGCCGTAGGAGATCTTGCCGTCGATGACGTTGGACCGGGTGAAGACGTAATCGATGTCCTGCGCCCGAGGCATATCAGCCTGCATGACCAACTGACCCTGGGCCCAGTACGTCATCCCGCGATAGATACCGGCGATGTCGCGCAGCAGTGACCAGGCATCTGCCTTGCCCTGCAGGTTCATATCGCACAGGAAGCGTGGCTCAACGCCGTCGGCACCATTGGGCACCATCTGGTCGCAGTATTGCGCGATGCGGTACAGCTCCCACTTGTCCACCATCCACGGCTTGATGCGGCGGCCCAGGCCAAAACGGTCTTGGGTGCAGATGCCGTAGGTGATCCAGGCCGGGTTATTGGTCCAGGCCTCTTTCATGGTGCCATCCCAGGCGCCGGAATAGGTGCGGGCCACTGGGTCGTAGTTGCTCGGCACCTGCCAGCGGCGGGCTTTGCACTTCACGGTAACGGCCGGGATATTGGTGAATTGTTCGGCGTCGAACTCGATAAAGAGCAGTGCGGTGTTCGGGTAGCGCAACTTTGCGTCGATCACCTGGGTGTAGCCGGCGATGAAGAGGCTGTCTGCGATCTTGTCGGTATTCTGGTTTGGGGTGATTCGGCGAACACGAATCAGCCAGCCACTGGTTGCCGGTGGCAGGTCAATGCGCAAGGATCGCTCGTAGCGCGTAGTGGTCTTGCCGGTCATGGCTCCGACCAGCACCTCCTGATAGGCCCCGCCATCAGTGGCAACGTCTACAGCGTACTGGATGCTGTAACCACCAATATTCCCTTCGCTGTCCTGGCTCGCAAGCCGGGGTGTGGCCAGGCGGATGCGCGCCGCCGATAGTTGCAGGTTGGTCAGCGATTGGACCCACGGCGTGCCGCTGCGTAGCTCGATGTTCAGGGAGGTCTCGTTGTCGACCGATGGGATACCCGGGATGTAGGTCTGCTCAACGGAGCCTGGGCGCCAGTCCCACTTCACGTTGGTGAAGTTGAAATTGCCGCTGGCATCCTGAATCGGGGTGTTGTCGAGGAAGATATCGCGCGCAGTGGGAGTGCCGTCGAATTCGCCCTCGCCCACCGCGATCAGGATCTTGGCTATGTTGGTCGAGCGCAGGCTGTCGGGCGCCTCTACAGGGGCCTTTGGCTTGCTCTCGCCACCTTTGGCACCGTGAATATCCAGCTTCTGTGCTGCGCCCATGCTTTCCTCCAGGCAATAAAAAACCGCCTCTTGGGCGGCCTGCTCGATGCGTCGTGGTTATGTCTTGTCTTCGGCGTAGACCGATGCCGAGATGATCGCCCCGCCCCACCGGCGCTCGCCGATGCAGATAGGGACGGGGTTACCGCTGGCGGTGGTGTTCTTTGCGCTCCCAAATGCGTAGCTGGGCATGTTTTCAGGCGATGCGCTCTGCTTGAGTCCCGCTGCCTGTGGACTAAGCATCTGAATCACACCGCCGGCGAGTAACGCGATGCCAGTACTGAGGGTCGCGCCTCCGGTAAAATAAGACGCGGCGATCAGTACAACACCGATGATTGTTTGGAGTAGGCCGGCGCGCTTTGCGCCCTCTACCACCGGCACAATCCGAACTTCCTTGGTGCCACCCATGCCGAATTGATCCTGCCCGGCGTTCTTCCGGTTGCGGAAGATGGCGAAGCGCAGGCCGAGCCGGTCAAGTCGACGGATCTCTGCTTCGAATCCGTCAATGGTTGCCTTCAGCGCCCTGAACACCTCCCATGTGTCGCCCGAGCCAACCTGGCGGCGGTGCAGCCTGCCGAACTTCTGGGCCAGCGAGCCGGACAACTTGATAGTGGTCATCGGCGAATAAACGATGGCGCTCATCTAGCCTCCTTGTGTCGAAGAATTAAGCGGGTGCGCTGGAGCCACGGGCCACCGTAGATGAACACCTCGGACGGCCGGCCATACATGTGGTGCAGGACAAACGGGCCAGGTCCGAAAATGCCGGCTTCTTCGCCAGGCAGCGTCGGGTCAGTCCCCAGGTAGATCCCTGCGTGGTTTGGGTGGGCCGTGCGACCGACCTCCATCACGATCATATCGCCGCGCTGTGGGCTGTCGACTTGCTCGAATCCGGCTGCGGCGTAATTCGCCTCGTACAAGCTGGCGCTGTCTTCACTCTCCCACCAGCCATCAGCGCGCTGGAAGGCCTCGAACTCAAGGCCCCACTCGCGCTGGTACCAATCAGCGCAGACCTGCCAGCAGTCCCAGGCGCCATGTACGAACGGGCGCTTGAGCAGCGGCGTGCTGCCGGTCGGCGTGATCGTGCGCAGGTCGCCCTCGGGCCAGGACAGAATGTGCCAAGGCAAGGCCGTGGCCTCGCACATCGCCAGGTCACGCGATGACGGGCGACTGGTGGCGTCCGGGTGGGAGTGAACGATGCCGATCACCTGACCCTGGTCTTCTGCCGCGGCGTAGTCCTCTGGGTCGAGCCGGAACTCTTCGTTTGGCTCGGTGGCGATGTTTCGGCACGGGAAGTATTTCTGCGCCCTGCCCACGGCCAGTACCAGCCCGCAGCACTCTTTCGGGTACTCGGCGACCGCATGCGCCTGGATGGCCGCAATGATGTGTTTGCGCATTATTCAGCTCCGGGCAATGAGTGACACAGCGGGAAATCCCCCGAATGGGTAGGGGTTGCCCTCGCCAAAACGCGGGATGCAGCCCTTGCCCAGGGTGGCGTCGCACACGTCCAATTCAGGATCATCGGTAACCACCCCGTCTTTCGTGACATAGGGGCCGGTGTAGCCGCAGTTGGGGCCTCTGTAACCCCCCGTCAGGCACCAGTGGCACAGAGTGGTCATCTGCCTGCCGATCGTCTCGCCGCCAACGTCGCCCGGGCTGGCCAAGTCCCAACTGACCGTTTCACCGTCCTCGTTGGTCTTCTGGTCGACATACCAGACCTCGATCGATTCCTGGGTTGGGTCGGCCGTGGGGTTGCCGCCCTCGAAGTTCACGGCGTCGAGAAACTCGGCCAGCGTATTGCGAATGGTCAGCTTGAACTCGAGCAGATCCTCGAAGGCCAGGCAGAGGGCGGTGATTCGCCCGTTGACGTTGCCGACCGACAACTTGGGCCGCACAGCCGTACCGTCACCATTCGCCTCGCTGCCCTCGTATTGCATCGGCCAGGCACCGTACTCATCGCCCTTCCACCAGATCGACTTGGCCGGCAGCTGGTCAGCGTTGCCGCCGGCGGCGATCAGTTCTGCAGGTGTATGCGGTATCGCATGACCATGAAAGCGCAGAACATCGGCGCCGTAATCGCTGCCGTCCAGCTCAAACAGCATGACTTCATTGCCAGGCTCAAGAGTCTGGATAGCGTTGATCAGCGACATGGATTGACCTTTACGGGTGGAAGGCGCGCTCGAACGTCGCCGTCACTTTGAATACGCCCCCGCCCATGGGCGTAGGGGTTGGGTTCTTGCAGGTGAACAGGCCAAGCTGGCCCAGTGGAGTGGTCCACAAGAAGGCCTTGGCGCCCTTGTGACGGTCGAAGAACGCCATCATGGCCAGGGCTGTGGCCGTGTTGCCCGTGTGGGTGATCGGATAGGCATCGACTTTGTTGTTGATGCCGTCCCCGACCTCTTGCTTATAGCCGTCTCCGAACTGCGAGGTGCGCACCCGATACGTGATATCGGGCGCCTCCCCGTGCTGGGTGGCCCAGGTGAATGTCTCGATCGCCATGGTTACCTCCCGTTGATGACTCGCCAGATTGAACCGCCAGGCTGAAGGCCCTTGGCAATTGCGGTTTCTGCCTCGGTCTTCGCTGCCTGCTGAATGCCCTTGCCGAGCTGCGTGGTGTCTTCTTGCGTGGCGGCACCGCCGTCGCCGGTCGTTTGCACGGATACCGACACGGGGAAGTTGTAGGTGTTTCCGCCGCCACCGCCTGCCGCCGCCATGATCGAACTGCCGCCCGTCATTAATGGCGTGACGCTGCCACCCTGAGCGCCCGTCATGAGGTACGACCGGCCACCCTGATTGAACAGCTCGGGTCCCTTTTCGTTTACCTCATAGAGCGTGTTCGGATCGACAGGCCCACCTGACGCCCTGCCCTCTACCAGAGCGCTGCCGATGCTGGAGCCGAAACTGCCAGCACCTGCGCCCGCCGCCGCACCGCCACCGAAGTACGCGCCAAGCGCGCTACCGGCAAGGCTCGAAAGCAATCCGGAGGCCGCCTGCCGAGTTGCGATACGCGCCATGTCCGCCAGAATCGACCTGGTGAAGTCGGAAAACGAAAGTTTGCCAGTGACGGCAAAATTCGCGACCGCGTCTTCCATCCCGGAAAAGGCATTGGTGAACAGGATTTTCGTCTGGCCCGCCACATCGTTGGCAGACTGAAGGTAGTTCTGGAAGGCTGAAGAGGCCCCGCTACGCCAGTTGCCTTGGGCCTCTGACATCTGGTCGTAGTTGTCGACCACCGTGGCGCGGTACTTCCTTTCCGCATCCTCCAGGCTGGCGAGGTCGCGCATGTAGTCTTCCTGACTGTATTTATCAGGCGCTGTCTTGCGGCGATCCAGAAGTTTGGCGCGCTCGTCGTTGAACTTGTCCGTGGTTGCGTCGAGGCTAGCTTGCAGGCCTGCTTCGCGGTCACCGAGCCCCAGACCATTCGCGGCACGTGAGCCAGCAGCTTCCAGTGCGGCACGCTGACGCTCCAGCTGATTGACGTACGCCTCAGAGGCGGCCGTCAGTTGCTCCAGGCGACCCTTCTCGTTTGTGGCGATAACCGTCAGCTGGCTGTCTGCATCCTTCTGAGCCTTAACCATCCCCTGCCGTGCATCGGCAATCTTCTGGTCAATCTGGATGCTCTGAGCCGCCGTTGTGCCTTTCTTGGCCTTGGCAGCCTCCAAAGCGTCGATCTCGGCCTGGTAAGCCGCGGTGACATCATCCTTTTCCTGATTGATCAGGGCCGACCGTTGCTTGGCATAGTCCGACAGAGAAACCACGCCGGCCTTCTGCTGCGCCTCCAGCTCCTTCTGGGCGTTCCGGTATTCATTGACGATATCGGACAGGTTGTTTTTGGCGTTGTTGAAGCTGGTCAGATCGACTTGGGTGGATGCGGCCTTGGGGTCTTTGTACTTGTCGTTGATGTTGGCGGTGTTCTTGTCGATAACCGCCTGAGCCAGGCGAGGATCGTTCGGCGCGACCGCGCGAATATCGTCGAGTTGCTTTTTGTACTCTTTTAGCTCGTTCGTCCGTTTCTGCTCGTTCGTCCACGCGGACTTGGTGAGCGAATCAACCTTTTCTCCGGCGACAATTGCCGCCTGCTCAGCCTTGCCCCGATCATCCAGGAACTTGATGCGCTGATTATCTGCATCGCGCTGCAGCTCAAGGAAGCGAATTTGCGCCTCTGTTTCCGCGCGCACCTTCGGGCTAACTTCCTTGGCGTTCATCCTCACGCCACCAACGTCAAACGCCTCTGAGCCGGTGAGAGTGGCGCGCAGCTCCTTGATCTGGTCATCAAAGCTCTTCGTGCGGCCCGCCTCGCTGATTCCGCTCAGCGCGCCACTCGCGGCATTCTTGATGCCAAGCCAGGCCCGTTCCCACAGGTTGAGGTTTTCGATCACCTGGCGCGATCTGGTTTGCACGGTGTCGGCATAGGTATCGGTCAGTAGCTTTGTCGCGCCGATCTCGTTGCCTTGCTCTTTCAGGGAGACGATCTGCGCGTACGTGGATGCTGTCAGAAAATGATATTGCTCATTCAGCGATTTAGCAGCGGCCACTGGGTCATCGGCGATCTTCACAAACTCAGCTACCGTCGCATCGATCGATTTGCCGGTGGCCTTCTCCATGGATAGGGCCGCCTCGGCGATCTCCACAAAACTGCCGCTGGCGAGTTTGCCGGTACCGGCGAGGGTGGCCAGCACGTCCGCAGCCTGCCCAGTGGTGCCTACTGTGGCCGCCACCTGGCGCGACATATCGCTCAATTGTCCGGCGCTTGTACCGGCGTAGTTACCGGTGAGGATAAGCGCCTTGTTGTACTCGTCTGCCTCCTGGCTGCCCTTGTTGTAGCCGTAGATCAGAACGCCTACGACTGCCGCAGCAGCAGCTACTGCCGCAACCATCCCCATGATGCTCAGGGATGCGCTGGTTACCGCTGGAGGGAGTGCGCCATAGGCCTTCTTGGCGTTTTCCGCAGCTTCTGCCGCCGTGTTCGAGCTTTCCGCCAGGTCTGACAGGCTTTCGCTTGCCTCGCCAGCATTCTCGGCGGTGTCCTTCGCGCCCGAGGCGATGCCCGCCAGGGATTCACCCAGCACGGCAGCACCGGCGCCGCCGGAAAACAACGACCGAAACTTGTCCTTCAGGGCGTCCATCGTCGGGCCAATGCCGCCGAAAGAGTCCTTGATCTGGCCGCCCTGCTGGATCAGCACCATCAGCGGGTTCTGCCCACCCGCCAGGCTGGTGAAAATATCCGTGAACTGCGCGGGCAGTTGGCGTAACGCCGCCTGGGTTTGTCCTGCTGATACCCCGGTCTTGCGCAAACCTTCGTCGAAGTCGCCCAGCTTGCTCCGGGTTTTCTCGATATCAGCCGAGTAGGCTTTGAACTGGTCGGAATCGATGTTCCCAGCTTTCAAGTGCTGCTTTAGAAGTTCCTGCTGCTGATCGAGCTTTTCGTAAGCAGCTACGGTCGGATTGATCTTGGCGAGGAGCGCTTGCAAGCCCTCGGCTTGAACGCCCGTTGCCGCCGCTGCACCCCTTGTTGCTTCGGCCTGACGATCAGTCGAGCCGACAAGCGCATCCGATTCAGCCTGCAAGCGCCTCTGAAGCGCTGCAAGGCTGCTTACCGACGATCCCGACGACTCCATAGCGGAAGCATTGGTGTTCACGCTGGTAGTCAGGCGCTGGTAATACTCGCTCGACTCCAGGGAGGCCTTCGCCGTTGCCAGAAGGCGAGCCTTGGCCTCGTCGAGCGTCTCGGAAAGCTTGCGCTCAGACGCCGACAAGTCCGCCGTTGCGGCCGCGGCCTTGTCGAAGCCGGCAGACACACCATCAGCCGCTTTCTCAGCCTTGGCGCCGGCCTGCGCGAGATTCTCCAGGTCGGAGGTGGCCTTGACCGCTTCGCCTGAATTTACCGCAATGCCAAGCTCTGCGATCGTAGACATGAGTGCTCCATTATTTCGATTGCTCAGACATGACGAGCAACGCCTCGGCCTCCATTACTTGAAGGTCGGGGAAGATCTCTCTGAGTTGTTTTTTCTTCATGCCGATGAGCTCGGCAACGTCTTGTAGCGCCGTGTAGTCGAGGCCACACGCCCCACCCATTCCGGTGCGCCATTGGGTGTACATGGCATTGAAGAGAACGAAGGATGGCCAGTTGTCAGCCAGCACATCGCAGTCCTCTTCAGGAATGTCGGAAGCCATCAAGCCGAAGACCGCGAGATCTGCATCTGACGGTCCTCGCTGATACATCAGGCGTGCGACCCTGGTCAGTTTCCCGAGCGGACCGGCGCGTAAGCAGCTTGATAAGCGGCCACAATTGCCTCCCCGGCACCGGCCGATGTCTGCACCAATGCACGAATGGAGTCTTGAGAAAGCTTGTCGTCAAACCCCCAGCTCTCAACAAGCGCTTCGACCTGCTCTACTTGTCGCTCAATGTCGGCATCGGTGATGTCGATCAGCGTCAGGTCGTCCGCTTTTGCTTTGAAAGCCTCCTGATCTTCCTTAACTTTCTCCTGCCAGCCAGCAAACAGAGCTGCCAACTCCTTGCGGTTCCGGTACTTGAACTCAAACGGCACCTGGATCACCGCGCCGCCGACACGCGGAATATCTACGACTGCTTTGAACGTGGGGTTTTGGGCGATTTTGAACTTGGCCATGGGTTACACCACCGCTGCGTAGCGGGCTGGACGACCGGTCAGTGCAATGCTGATAACGCGAGTCATCAAGTTGTTACGCGACATGGTCGGAGTCGACGTAATCGACACGTATCCGTTGTAAACGATGCTGCTGCCGCCCGGCAGGTTCAGGCGCAGAACGCGGGGCTGTTTATCATCGTCCGCAGCTTCGCAGGCATCGACATAGGGCTTGGAAGGATCGTCCGCGACCGTGATGGAAAGCGTGATCGGGTTCTTGGTGGTCGGCATCTGCCGATCATCATCGTCAGCCATGAAACCGTAAGTCAGGAACTGCTGATCGCCACCGGTGGAGTTCAGTTCGGTGATCTGCGAGATCTCGGTGAACGAGGTCACTTCGCGCGCAGAACCGACGCCTGAGCCTGCTGGGTATTGCTGCACGTTGGTGGTGTTCACGCCGCCCAGTGCGAAAGTGCCGCTGGCAATGTCCGCCACCCGAACAGCGCGACCGTCGAGACGGGTCCAGCCGGAGTTCACGGCGATGATGTCACCTTCGGCCAGGCCATGCGCCAAAGCTGAGGCCACCGCCGGGTTCGCGTTGCTCAGCGCGGTGAACGGGATTGCCGTACCGTAAGCGGAAGCAATTTCTAACGTTGCGCCGTTGGGCATTTGAATGCCAGCCATTGGTATTTCCTCTTTGCAGATATGAAAAAACCCGCTCGATAGCGGGTTCGTGGTTTTGCCCAATGGGCGGGATCAGTTCGTGTCGGCTCGGTACAAGAACGAGACCGCCACCGTGTAAGTCGGCGGGTCTGTAATGCCTGGGCCTGGGTCAACTGGCGACATGGTCACCACGGTAACGCCAGACTTTGTGTCTCGCGCATACAGCGGGAACAGCGCGGTCAGTTCAGCCACAAGCGGGCTCGTCTTGGTCTTTCCGGTATTGACCGGGGCCACAATGCTGACCTGGTAGACGCCGATGAAAGCGCGGTGGTCGCCAGCGAGCGTGCTGCTCGCGGTTTCGCCTGGTAGCGCGAATGCACGAAGGTAGGTCTCGCCGTCTGCCGGGTCATACTGGATATTCTCAAACACGACCTTGATCGGCTCTGCCCGCGCCTTGCTCCAGGCAAGTAACTTGGCCTCGTAGATCGACGCGATAATGGCGTGGCTCATACCTGGTTGTTCCTTGTGGCTTCGTCGACTATCTGCTGGAAGCGGGCCAGCGTGATCCGGACCATCCCGCCAGGGGCCTGGGTCGAATGCCCATATTCCAGCGGGACGCCGTAGGGAAGATTGTTCACGATGTAGGCTGTCTCGCCAGCCGTAAGTGCCTGGACCTGCAGTCGCAGCTTGGCCAGCGTCACACCGCCAGCCGGGTCGACTTGGTCAAGCGTGCCCTCCGCCGGCGTGCCGATGGAAAACTGCCAGTTACCCCGAAACCGCCCGCCGACATAGTCCCTGCCCGCGACCAACCCGTTCACATTGAAGTTCTGGTCGCGCTCGGTCTTGGTCAGGGGCTTGGCGTACTTCACGCCGCGCCGCAGCTTGCCGGCCTTGGTGAAATTTGATTCGTTGAGGTTGACCAGTGTGTTGCGCACGGCGACCTTGAAGTCATAGTCGTCGGCCGCGCGGGTGTTGGTCTGGCGGTGAGCAACGTTCGCTGCCCAGATTTCAGGATTGCCCACCGGAGACATGCGAATGACGCTGCTACCTATCTCGATAACGATCTCGCGGACGGTCGCATCAATTCCGCCTTTCGCTCGCTCAGCGAAGTCGCGAATGCTCTCGGCAAAGCTGCCGTTCATGCTCGCGTATTTGTTCGTCACGACCGCACCTGCAACTCATACAGGATCGGCGTACCGGCAGGGTTAACCTCTTTTAGCGGAGGAACGATTGACCAGGTGCGGCCTTGGACGACCACCTTGTCGAGCAGCCCGGGTACCCAAGCCAATCCCTGCGCGGCGATCTTGAGTTTTTTGTCGCCCTGCCTGATGAGGCTGTTGTTCTGGAATTCGAGGCCGGTGAAGTCAAGCAGGATGCCCTGGGCGGTTTGCTCGACGGTCGCGCCCGGCGCTTCGCCACCCGTCTCGGGGTCGTACTCGCCCGGTTCAGTCTTGCTGATGGTCACAGGCTGGCCGAACTCTGTGATCATTTCCAGAGCCATCACGGCCATTTCGTCGTAAAAGGCCATGATGGTCTCCATTACAGCTATGCGCGCACTGCGAACAGCCCGCGCTTTTGTAGGTAGTCGGCAAACTGCGCAGCACTCGGCCGGTCCGGAGCCGCCGGCAACAGCCGACCGCTGGTGTTGGAGATCGTCGCGTACTCGCGTGTTACCGCGCCTTCGACACGCTCCAGCGTTACAGCACCCTTTCGCTTGTCGATTGGGTCGATGTCGTCCTGATGAATCTCGGCGGCCAGCGCCATCTGGCCGTACTGAATGCGCGCTGGCAGGTAGTTGTCTGGCTTGATCTGGCAGTCCAGTTCAACACCCCGACGCGGCCAGGACAGGGCTTGCTCGCTGCTCATCTTGCGGCCTTTCCAGGTTTTGCCATCCATCGCCAAGGCGGCCCGGCGAAGCAATGCTTCCTGCTCGGGAACGCCTACGGGGATGACCGTGCCGAATTTCACGGCATACAGGGACAAGTCCTCGGCGCTCGCGTAGCTTTCGGCATCAGGCTTGCCGGTGCCGTCCTCAATGATGAGTGTCATGCGTCAACTCGCTGGAATGGTTTTAAGATTGGCCGTGGGGTCACCGATAGCCAGCATTATCAGGCCTTGGACAGTTCAGCTACGAGCTTTTCCAAGGATTCTTTCGAGGCGTTCGCCCGGTACGGCACCTTCGCTTCGTCGAGCTTGGCTTTCAGGTCGGCGATTTCATTCGCGTCGGCATCTTCCCGACCCGCTTTGTCGACCTGCTGGAGAAGGTCATCTACCTGCAGTTGCAGAGCTTTCACCTTCTCCACTTCACCGTCACGCTCGCGGATGAGGCTTTCCACACCGGCGCTTACCGCTTCGAGCACCTGAAACAGGCGATCAGCGACCGGACCAAGATCGCCTTCGGGGCGCTCCAGCGCTTGGTCAGCGAATGACTCTACGATCAGGCCGACAGATTCGAGCTCGGCACGAAAGGCATCAATGTTGATACTGGAGGTGCCACCATCGATCAGCAGCACCTTCGGCAATTCCTTGACGGTCACGTCAGGCACTTCGTCGGCGGCATCTTCGCGACTTTCGGTAACGTTTGCGTCGATGATGCGCAGGCCGCTTGCTTTGGCGAGTGCCTTAACGTCTTCCTGGTACTGGTGGAACGGACCAGGCAGATACCAGATGTTTTTGTTGCTCATGATCGTGTCCTCGCCAAGCCGGGCACTTGGCCCGACTCAGCTGTCGGGGTTACTTGGAGGCATCACCGATCAGAGCCACACCGGCGGTGTGCTTGATGCTGGTGGCGGTCTTGTCCCAGTTCGAGCCGGTTGCCAGTTCGGCGTCGGTTGGCGACTTGCCACCGGTGGTGGTGTCCCAGGTGTAACCCTTCAGGCCCAGCCCGAAGGTGTAGTCGGTTTGGAGCGTGGTTTCGATACGCTCCTTGCCGTTGGTGGTCTGGACGTTGCTGATGATGTCGCGGCCGTCGTGGACCAGCGCAGCGCCTTGCACCAGGGACAGGATGATTTCTTTGTTCGGGGTGCCGGCCTGCATCAGCGCCGGGGCATCCGTCACAACAGAGATCTTGCCGAGGATGTCCACCACACGGACGTTGCCCGCTTGGAACAACTGCTGCTGATTCGCCAGGTTCTGACCTACCAGCTTGTGGTAGCTGGTGCCCTGCATCACCTGAGTTACCAGGTTCTGGCTCGCATCGCCGAACTTCGCGTGAGCGTTGTTCAGGCCTGCGTAGGTGATGCCAGCGGTAGCCGACACATCGTTGACGGCAGCAGCCTGGGCGGTGATAGCGGCGACCAGGGCGGCGATCGCGGTGTTCAGTTGGTCCTTCAGCAGGATTTCAGCGAACGCACGGCTGGCGACTTCGATGCCTTGGGTGGTTGGACGCTCCAGCCAGGTCATCTGCGATGGCTCGTAGCGGATCGGACCGAAGCCGCCGGCTACCTTCACAGAAGTGTTCTTCAGCTCGGTCAGATCGGTTGCAGCGACAGTAGCGTTCGCGCTGTAGCGGTCCACGCGGCGCTGGGCAGCCGCCAGAGTTTGGAAGAACGACTCTTGGAGGAAGTCACCAGTGAAGCCGTCCGGAGACAGCACGATCGCGCCACGGCTGGCGGCGTTGAAAGCGGCGAGATACTGATCCAGCGTCTCGAGAGTCGCCGGCATGATGTATTCGTTGAAAACCTGCATTTGCGACAGGGACATGGGTTATTTCCTTACGATTGTGGGAGATCCGGGAACCGGCTCGCGATCGCGGCCTGTCGTTCCTCTTTGGTGCCGCCGATTTTTCCTTTTGCGGCCCCGCCGCCACCTCCAGCACCAGCAGCCCCGCCGCCAGATGCCTTACTACCCGCGATCAACGGCGCGAAGGCCGTGTCGTTTGCGAATTCTGCTTTCAGCTCATCCAGCGTTGCTGCCGAGAGCTTGCCCTGCTGGTCGAGGACGACCACAACAGGCTTCCCGTCGCGCTGCTCGACGCTCAGTCGGCGCTCGATGTGCGGCAACAGGGCTTTGGCGCTGCCTGGGATTGCCAGGGCAGACGCGATGTCAGTAGCGGTACGGCCGACGGTCAGATCCCGGATCTGAGTGCTCAGCGTTCCACGCTCCTGCTCCAGCATGCCGTTCAGCTCAGCTTCGCGGCGGTTGTACTTTTCAGACCAGGACTTTTCGAGCTCCTCGACGTTGCCGGACTTGCGAGCGGCCTCTTCACGCTCCAGTCGGGCCTGCTCTTCCGCATCCTTGCGAGCTTTCTCGGCGGCTTTCTTCTCGCCGAGCAACTCTTCCACCTTCGACTTCAGGCCGGTTACATCTTCTGGTTGCGGCAGGCCTTCAATACCGAGGACAAACTTGCCTTCCTTCTCGGTGTAGAGCGATTTAACGGAGTCATCGAGACCGTCAAGAGTGTCCAGCTGATATTTCAAACCCATTTGCTTGTCTCCCAGAGACGATTTGCAGGCCCTGCCCGCAGACATGAAAAAGCCGGCTCATGGCCGGCCTGGTGATTCGGTGTTCGGTTACTTGGCTTCGTGCAGTCGCTGTTTGAGCGCGTAGCCCATCAGCGGCCATACCTTCTGCTCGGCGTTCTGGCGGGCGATCTTGCGGCCCACCTCCGCGTCGAAGTTCTCAGGGCTGGCGCATGCGCTCTCGCCGGTGACGGTGAAGCCGTTGCGCAACACCAGGACGCAGAAGGTCAGCAGATCCAGCGACTTGTCGGTGTATTGCGCCAAATGGGGGTCGCTGCCATGCACGCCGTCTTGAGCAGTGAAGTAATGGCACCCCTTGATATTGGCTTGCAGGTCTGCCGGAGTAACACGCGTCGCGGTCAGGCCCTTGGCTTGAATCTCTTGCTCGATTGCTTGGTCGTTCATGTGGATCTCCAGGTTATTTGATGCCTGCCCGCTCGAACGCCAGAGGCTCAAGAGCCTTCATCTGCACAAGGGTCAGAGGTGAAAAGTTGCGATCAAGCTGCAGCTCGGAGAATCGCTCGATGCTCAGTCCGCCTTCGCGGAACAGCTTGGCGCGGACCGGGCCGATGGCCTTATCTTGGAACGCTGCTGGCTGCTGCTTGAGCCAGTCGTAATAGCTGAGGTCCGCCCTCACCTGCTGGGCGCCGCCGTCACCGATGGATGCCCTTGTGGCGTCCTTGGCGAACAAGGCACTGAAGCGAGTCACCGCCACCACCGTCGAGCGGCAGTTGATGTGGATCGGCGGTCGCGGCCCTTCAGTCAGCTTGAACCGTTGCTTATCCAGCGTCCGGCACTGGCTGGTGGTCTTTGAGTCCAGGGTGCTGACCCACTCCACCGACTGCACGACGTCACTGTTTTCCTTCAGCGTCTCCATGCGCGCCTGTGTGGCGACGTGCTGCACCGCTGTGCGCACTGTGGCTCCGGCGTTACGGTTCGTCGTGGCCAGGATGCCATCGTTGTACTGGAGAGCCTTGGTACCGCGAATATTCTTGATGATCTGGAAGTTGGTTTGGCCTTCGAAGAAGCCCTGCCTGATCGCACCTGTGAGGCGTTGCCGCTCGGTGGCGGTGAATCCATCAATGAACGACTTGAGCAGCTTGCCGCCATCGGCACCGCGCACGCTGAGCGGATTGGTGAGGATCGCCGCCCTGATTGCCGCAGCGCCTGGCACCGCCGCGTCGAAGGTGACGCCCACCGGTGCCGCGCGGGTCAGGCTGGTTGCCTCAAACTCGGCCTCGTAATTGGCGATGTCCACCAGGTCGAGGTTCAGCTTCTCGCTGTACCGGTCGAAGATGCCCAGCAGCAGGCTATCAACCTCGCTCAGAAGCCGCTCCAGGCGGGCGGCGGTGTAGTCCGTCAGATCCGCCCGCGTCAGCCGCTCACGAATCGAGCGATCGATCTCCTTGAGGAAGGGTGCGAACTTTTCCACCTCCCCCGACTTCAGCTGCTCCAGGAACACGGCGTGCCGGATGGTGGCGTCAAGGATTGCTTGGTTTGCCGCCATTCGGAATTACCTCGTCGTCATCCAGGTCAGGCCCAGTGCTTTGCGCTTCCAATTCGCCCCGGATGTCGTCGTCCGTCTTCTCAGGGTTGATAACCCCGCGATCGCGCAGGTACTGCCAGAAGTCGCCTTCAGGCAGCTTGCCGCCCTGCACTGCATTGAACAATGCACCGAGGATCGTCGCGTCCAGAGTGATCTGGCTGAAGTCCTGGTTGAGCTTATAGACCACCTCACCAGGCGCGTTAACGAACTCGGCCATCCATTCCAGGCATTGGCTGTACGCCTCGCTGACGTTGCTCACAACAAGGGAGAGAACGCTGTGTTCGGCGGCGCTGTCGTTGTCGGCCTGGGTTGCGGTCTTCACCGCACTGCCGCGCTCAATCAGTCGGGCGCCCAGGGACACCATGTCCTGCTTCTTGGCGTCCATGGCCTCTTTCACAAGCGTATTCGGCTCAGGTTGAGCAAAGCCGCACGATCCGCTGGCAGGAAGCGTCAGCGGCGCCCTGGAGCCGACATAAATGCCATTGGCCTCAAGGTGATCGCGCCAGGCCTCGTCCAACCCCGAAATCCAGAATTGCGGTTGTCCGGAAAACCACACCGAGTCCTCGTAGTCCGCACTGTTGCAGTAATGACCGATGTTCAGCACGGCCATGTCGTACAGCGGCGAGTCATCGATGCTTGTGTCGTTGTTCTCGCTACCGAGAAATTGAAACGGGATCACGCGCCAGGGTTGGCCGGCGCCGTTCAGCGGTGTGAATGGCGGAGTGGTCATCGAAGTCTCGCTTGAGCTCTCCTGCCACACCTCCTGGGTATAGACGCCAGCCTCATCGAGGCGCAGCACACGGTATTGGGTAACCTTTTCGCTGCCGAAGCCATCATCGGTATCGACGTCCACGGATTCTTGCAGCACTACCAGGCTCAGCAGGTGCTGACCACCGACCTTGCGGGTCTTCCAGTTCCTGATTGATTCGGCCGGATAGCTCGCAACGTTCGCGCGAGCGCGCCCAGCCTGCTCATCTGCCTTGCTCACTGTGCCGGCCTGCACCGCAGCGTAATCCACCAGCAAGCCGTGACGGCCTACCTCGAGCAGGTGACCGATGACCGACTGCGACTGCTGGTAAACGCTCACGCCCTGCCCGTCGACGTCCGTGGCCACGTAATCAAGCGCACCAGGGACGGTCAAGGTTGGCCAGGTACGGAACACTGCGCCCACCAGGCTGTGCTTCGTGCGCCCGGTAGCGTTGTAGAACACGGCCCGCTGCTTGTACGACTTGTACCGCTCAAGGTTCTCAGGGCTGGTGTCGTGCTTGTTGGGCTTGGGCAAATACACATCGCCGCGCCCCTTGACCGTCTCGGAGCCCTTGCACACGTCGCGCACCAGCCGCCAACGGGACTGTGCCGCGTCGTACTCCGGGCGGGTGTATGTGACGTCTGCCATTAGCGTGCGAATCCCATTTTGATTGATTTGACCGGCTTCCGGGCGCTCTTGGCGACAGCGAAATACCGAAACCCGTCGGAGCCGTGAGAGGTCCAGTCGTGTAGCGGCTTGTCTTTCCAGCAGCCGCGCTTGTCGTCCCATTCCTTGCGGTAGTTCTCAAGGCAGGAGACGCCTTGCTCGCACTTCGAGTCGTCGAAGGCGCACTTTGGCAAGATCTCCCGCACCTGCTCGATGCCATCGTTGATGCCGAGCTTCGGAACGACTTGGAACGTCATGCTGTATTTCTGACCGTCGATGTCGTAACCCTCGCGGGCCAATTCCCGGCGAGTCTTGGCATCGCTGCCAAACTCCCGGTTATCGATGTCGTGCGGCCCCCAGTGCTCGGAGTAGGTGTAACCCTTATCCTTAAGCACCTTCATGTAGTGCCGTAGGCCTTCGCCGCTGTTCTCGTAGTAATCGATGACGTGAAACTCTTCACCAACCTGGCGCACGAACCATATGGCCGTGGAGTCGCCGACGCCGATGTCCCAGAAGGTCATCACCTGCAGGTGACTGTTGTTCGGGATCACGCCGATACGCTGCTGCGCATAGAGCTTCGTCAGTTGCTGCGCGTAGTAGGCGCCCTCGACCGACTGCTGGAAGGCTTCGACGGGGATCGACGGGTACTCCCGCTTCATGTCGTCGCCGAGTGTCTTCTCCTTGGCGGCGTACCAGGCTCGCTGGCCTGGGTTCGTGTCAATGCCGTGCTTCGCGAACAGCTCGTTGAAGTAGTCGGTCAGGCGCTGCGGGATGATCACGTCGGTGGGGTCAAGCCAGTAGGCCTTGTTCTTCCACCAGGAGAAGAAGAAAAACTTCCAGTCCAGCAGGCCGAGGGGCACCCCGGATAGCTGCTGACGTTCAGCGCTCTGTGAGTAGTCGAAGAAGTAACCGGCCCTGCCCTCTGCTGTCGATTCGATGGTGACAAAGCAATCGGTGGCGACAGCCTCGAAGGCGCCGGTGACGATCTCTCTGGCCTTGTGGGGAAACTTGGCGCAGATCTTCCCGAACTCGGATACGTGCAGATACCGTAGAGTCCCGCCCCGGAAGGACGTGGACACATAGAGCGATCCGCCCTTGCTGAACACAAGCTCACCAGCAGCATCGTTAGAAGCAGGGTTGGCAGCGCGTATCTCAGCAGGAAGGTTGTCGTAGGCGTATTTGACCTTCTCCCGGAACAGGCGCTTGGCGTCGTTCAGGGTGTGAGCGATCAAGGCACACTTGGCCGACTCGAACAGCGCCGCGTCCAGCTGGATGATGCAGCACTCAGTGGTAAAGCCGAGCTGCCGAGCCTTCAGGATGATGTTGCGAGTGTGCATCCCGTCGAAGTATTCGATCTGCTCGTCCGTCATCCGGAAGCGGACCTTCTTGCCCTGCTTGTCCGTGATGAAGTAGAGGTTGTTCAGGCGCCAACGCTTATCCCGGAGCAGCTTCAAGTGCTCGGGCTTCATATCAGGCGTCCTTCGATAGATCGTCCATCAGTTTCGAGAGTGCATCGGCATCGCTGTTGCCTGACTTGGCGTCGAGGTCATAAGCCTGGCGCTCCAGCGAGATAAGAGTCTTCAGCGTCTCCGCCATTTCCTTCATCGTCTTGGAGCGGCCCGGCAGGCTGATCACCTTGCCATACAGTTCGTTGCGCTTATCGAAGCCGTTGTCGTCCGGGTCGTGCATCAGCTCGCCCAATTGATCGAACAACTCCCGGTTGTCAGTCAGGCATTCCAGTTCGTCCAGCAGCTTGTTGGTGAGCCGCCGGCCGCGAGAGATGTCACCCCGGTGAGCCATCCGCACATTGGCGATGACCTCAGCGTTTACCTCGATGATCTCTCTTTCGGTATCCGCCTGTTTGGTGGATACCTCAGTGGATACCGTGCGTTTGGATACCAGCGAATCAGCCTTAGCCTGTATCTTCGCCTTGAGGTCTCGTTCCCACCCATCCCGCTTGGCGCGCTTATTTACGGCGCCGTGGGTGATGCCCTGGGTCGATGCGATCTCACGGATGGAAAGCAATCCAGCCCGGTAGGCACGTTCGATTGCCTCCCAGTCGGGTTGCTTGGTTGTCATGGGGAATCCTTAGTCTTTCTTGATGATCACTGTGCGGATCGTGCCGCCGGTACTGGTGTCGCGCTTCGATGCCATCTCAATGGCCTGGTACGCACTGGCGCCCATGTCCATTGCCGTGATGGCGTTGTCCGATCCGCTGCCAATTGCGTACTCGTGGTCTACCGGGTACTTGAATAGGCGGCCTTCACTCCAAATGATCTCTGTGACGCAACCGCCGAACGCGACAATAGCCTGGGCATCACACTCTCCCTTGATCTTCGCTCCAAAGAAGGCATCAATCAGATTCAGAATGTCCGAGGTCGAGCCACAGCCGAAGAACATATAGCCTTCGCGCTCGCGCTTCTTGTCTGCGCTATCAGTGATGATCCTTCCATCGCATGTGCGGCGAGAGTCATAGGCGATCACGCCGTCTTTGTAAGCGATGGTCGTCACTGGGTCACCATCTGATGCGTTTGTGCGTGGGCATGGCCGTGGAGCAATCCAACGATCAGGCCCTGGGGCAGCCCGGCCGCCTTGGCGACGTCCACGGCATCAGCAATGGCCTTATCGAGAGCGCTTACCGCTGCATTGATGTCAGGGCTCATTGGCAGAGCGTGGCGCAGGCGGGTGACGTTGCTCACGTGTTGTGCCCTTCCAGAGGCTGAGCAAAGGTGAGCTTCACGCCGTCATCCGGGCAATACGTGGAATAGGTGGCGTTCTGAAGGATCACACCATCTCCCAGCACCTCTGTGGCCGCATCACCGTACTTGGCGATCAGCGCAGCCTTCAGGTCATCCGCAGACAAGGTCAGCGCGATATCGTTGAAGTGGATCAGCGTCTTTTTGATGCCCATGTCTACCTCAATGCTCGCGCCACGATTTGGCGCATTCGAAAACGTGGCGCGGATTACTGTTTACGCCGCTCGATACCCTCAGGCGCCTTTGGGCAACCCATGCAGTGCTCGCAGTTGAGCGTCTTGCACAGCCAGGCCTTGACCGCCTGCCAGTAAGTGACCAT